ACCGTTGCCGGCTTGGCACACCCCGCCAGCGGCAGGCGATACACCTGGCCGACGTAGCCATCCACAAAAGCGATGGCGTCATCAATCTTGACCTCCACCCGCGCCACGTCGATGACGGACGGCGGGATGTTGGTCAGATCGGTGAGGTTTACCAGCTCAAGTTCCCCGAAGCTGGCGACCATGTCGGCAACAGTTGCGTAGAACATGGCTTAGGCGTGCCGAACCGGAAGCAGGACGACTTCGATGATGCTGCCGTCGCCGGCCGCGGCCTCGAGGGCGCGGCCACAGTAATCGGTGGCCGTGCCGGTGATCGCCTTACCGCTGCCATCCGCTGCAGCCTTCACGAAGGCATTGGCGGCGATCGCCTCACCGGCCTCCACCGGCGCAGAGTAATCGGTGATCAGCGTGATGGCATCGGTCGCAGCGCCAGCCGTTTCAGAAACGCCACGGCTATCGTGGGCGCCACCGGCACTGGTCGCTGGCGCACCGTCGAAGCCGATGAAGCGCCATACCGCCGCCGCAGCGGTCAGCACGACGGTCGTGCCGTGTTGCTTGTCGTATTGCATGGTTTTCTCCTGAAAAATGGATGGGTAATGCCGGGCCGCTTACTTCTCGGCCTTGGCTTTTTTGCCCTGGCCGGCGGTATCGATCTCTTTACCGCCCGGATCGGTGACAATTTCGACCGAAGCCTCGGCCGCCAGTACGTTGGCCTTGGCTTCGGCGAAGTCCTTGCCGGCTGCCTTCTCGGCCGCAGTCGCCTTCTTGGCTTCAGCCGCGGTTTCAGCGGTGTCCTCGACGGCGCCCATGGCCTTGAGCTGGACAACATCGTGCGGGTGCAGCTCCGGCAGGGTTTCCCCTGGAGGAAAACTTTTCCGCTCGCCATCGACCATCATGTCGACCTGTACAAGTGCAATCAAACTCATCGCTGGCTCCTTACTTCGGGTTCTGGAACAGGAAGGCGGCGTCGTTGTAAGCGACGTTCGGCTGGCGTTCGAAGGTGGCACCGTAGATCCACGACTTGGCACCGTTGTCGTAGTACGGCGTTTCGGCGAAGGGGTGACCTTCGATCACATTCGTGAAGCCGAAACCGGGCTCGGCCAGGCTGATGTCGGCGTTGTTGCCGCCGATCTTCGGCACGTAGGCGAGGATCGCGTTGTTGCCCCAGACATCGGCGCCGGTGCCGGCCGCATCTTTCCAGACCGCATCGCCGACCACGATTTCCGGGATGTCCAGGATCGTCTTGAGCTGGTCGAGGCTGGCCGGGCCGGTCTGCGTGTTCGGCAGATAGTCCTTGACCTGCGGGTTATGCTTGAGCGCCTGGTGAGCATCGGCCGAGAGCGTCAGCTTGTTCGGGCGCTTGCCGATCTTCTTGCGAATGACTTCGCTGGCCGCGGCAATGTCGGTCACCGGCGTGCCGGTGGCTGCAGACCATTTCGTGGCGCCGGCCAGGGCGAGCACATGACCAGCGGCATAGGTGCCCACCGTCGTCGCCAGCGTGGCCACTTCGATTTCGTAATCGAGCAGCAGGACATCATTCGCCGTAACCATGGCGATCTTGGAAACGTCCAGGTGGTTACCCACGTTGAGCTTGCGCGTTTCGTCGGCTTCGCGGAGCAGCTCGCGCGGCATCGGAATTTCGACCGAGTATTGATTGACCGTGTAGGTCTTGCCTTCGAAATTGATATCGATGCGGCGGGTGGCGGAACCCGGCGCGCGGCGCAGGTTGTACTTCTTCAGGCGCTCATCGCCCAGCTTGGCCAGTTGGATGCCGGCCAGCGCTTGCGGCAGGCGGGGGAACAGCTTTTCCGCAACCAGGGTGCCCTGGCCCAGGCCGAGCAGCAAGCTCGTCAGGATCGGGTTCTGTTTGAGGCGGATTTGATCGGCAGTCATCATGATGGTGTTGTCCTTAGGTGGTTAATCAGGCAGAGAAGCTGACGACCGCAGTCAGCGCCTCGGAATAGCTGACAGCGTTTTTGGCGGCATAGGCCTTGGCGCGCTTGTCCAGCTCGGCATCGCTCAAGCCCTTGCCAGACTCGCCACCGGCGCCCGCACCTGCGAATTCGCTAAAGTCGACCACCGGCTTGGCGGCGGAAATCAGGCCCTTGACCCATTCGGCCGGGCTGATCTGACGGGTAGCATCACCCTCGGAAAAGCTGACCGGCTCGGATTCGCCCAGGCCATCGAGCACGGCGACTGCAGCCGACTTCTGAGCCGGCAACAGGCGGCCTTCTTTCACGGCCTGCTCGCAGAAGCTGACGTGTGCATGGTGGCGATCGGCCGCCTGCTGTTCGGCGAACTGCGCCAAACGATCATTGGCTGCCTTGGCATCTGCCTCGGCTTTCAGTTGCAGCTTCTTTGCCTCGGCCGCAGCCTTTTCAGCCTCGGCAAGACGCTTTTGCTCTTCTTCATTCATGGTTGATTTCTCCTGGATTGATGTACCGGCTGAAAACTCGGAAAAGCAGACGGCACCGGCGTCCTCCTGCTCGGAAAACTGGATGTCCTTGAGGCCGGGAACGGCGGGCGGCTGCGCGCCAAGGAACGCAACGTGGCGCAGGTACCACTTGCCCGGGGTCGGGTTCTTCGGGTGGCCAGGCGGATAAAAGGAGGCGCTGCGCTTCTTGAAGCGCCCAGACGACACCATCTCGGAGAACTGTGCATCGACCTGGTGTGTATCCATCGACAACACGGCAGCGTTGGCGGCGAGGCCTGCGACCCAACCGTAAGCGGGGAGATTGCTTTTCGGGTGACCGACACAAAGCGGAGCTTCATGCGTCGCCGGCGCGTAACCGGCCGCGATGTCCGCGATGTCCTGCTCGGAGAAATAGTGCGCGCCGCCGGCATCATCAATATGCCGACCGGCCCGGAAAATCTCGATCCCCGCAGGGAGTGAAGTTGTGTTTGCGTTTGCCATGCCCGCATTGTTCGCGGGCGCGCGAGATTGGGCTGAGTAAAAGGTTTTAGTTTTTACTCAGTCGACCGCGCCTTAATCAGAAGCTGATTTAGAGGTTAGTTTCGGCGAGCCAGATAGACCAAAATTCCTATTACAAGATATCTGGCAAACCCCAAAGCCAATAAGATCGATGTGGTGCTCATCGTGCAGAGGGGATTAGAAATTACTAGCGATTACGGGCGCATAACCGACAGGATCGGCATCAATAAAGCACCGCACGTCCAACGAGAAAGCGGCAACCTCCGCAAGGGTAGGGCAAGGCAGCGCGGGCCATCGGGCAGAGTAGTCCTCAAGGGCTACAGCAAGCAAGCTTTCGGGCGATGCGAGCAGCCCCGGCGCGCTGACCGCGAATTCTGCCGTGCATTGGCTTGAATAAATCGCATATTCAACGCCGTCTTTAGTGCATCTCTGGCTGAACGCTTCATACCCGCCTACATCGGGATCAAGGGCGCGGCTGATGCACTTCGCCGTTTCAAGCTGAGCCAGGCTGACGATTAGCGTAATTCGGTTTGGGTAGATCATTTTTGGCTCCTGCAACAGCTCTCGCAACGGGTTGCCCAGTCGATTGCGTAGATGAGAGCAGCGCCGGCTAAGACGCCCACGAGAAAAACGATGCCATACCCCATCAGAATACTCCCGCTGCGTTGCCGCTAAGCGCATTCAGCCTGCGCTCAATTGTTAGGAGTTGAGCGTCGGAGACTGTGCCTTTGATGATACACATCGAGTAAATAATGCCGTCGAAATACGACGTTGAGAAACTGCCCCCAATCGTCGCATTAGCCGAGGATACCAACTTTGTTGCGACTGAATCACTCGCTATAACCGACCCATTTTTGCGGAGAACACGACCTGTTGCAGACAGGCGCCCGGAAACGATATATGGAGTTAAAACCGTGACCGCGCCATTAGCAGAGAATAAGTCATTATTAAAGTGAGCCAGACTCAGCACTCCCGTTTTTGCATAGGCGGTACCTATTTGTATATTCGTATTTGTTCCAGAGCCTGATCCCCCTAGCGCCGCGTTGCTTCCGGTAACTGAGTTAAAGCTAAGACCTGTAATTACCGCATACTCGCTGTTGCTTAAGTCAAGCGCAGCAATCGACAGATTATTGGCATTTTCCCTCGTGAATTCCCACCGATAAACGCCTTCTGTCTGGCGTAAGGTCGGCTTATTCCCAGTGGTCGCCTGTGTCGCGTGGATGCCGGTGACTTCGCGGACTGAGATGCTGTCTATTACGAAGCTATAAGGCGAAGCGCTGGTGTTTCTGAACCAGACCAGTGAATTGCCAGACGCATACCCATTAAACGTATATGTGCCGGGAATTGTTATATTGATGCCATTAATGGCACCCTCGAGTGCCTGAAGCGTTCCCCCGCTGATCGAAACAACTCGGAAGCTGATCGTGTAGAACTTTCCGGTGGCTAGGATATTTGCTTCAGCCGCCGCATATTGAGCGACATTGCTCGCAGTAAGTACTCCGCCAGAAAATGACCATCCCGAACCGAGCGCAGTCGGTGCAGAAAATAACTCAGCACCCAAACTTCCCATCGCGTCGATCCCAAGCCCAATCAATCCGTCAACACTCGCTGCCGTCGTGCCTACCGAGTCGAGATAGTTTCCAGCTGTGATGCCCGATATCGTGCCAATACCGGGTAGGTATAGATGGGCGTTGGATCCGAAGGAACGGAGGACAGCGAGCAATTTTGCGACGGGAGACTTCTGCGTAAATAACGCGATAGTCATGGCTTAGGCCAACGGTCGAGTGATATAACGGATCGGGCGGGCGGCCCCTTGATTAACCGGGGTTGCAGTGGTGCCGGAGCGGAAGCGAATATAGCGCCACGCCAACATTGATATGACGTCAAGCGCATATGCTGCGCTGACGGTTGGCGATGCAAAGCTGGATACTGCAGCACCGGTTGAGTCCAGGGGCGACGACCAATCGACATTGTTGCTGGATACTTCGATGTTCAGCGCTGCGGCAGTCCAGGCAGCCGGCATCGAAAACCCAACCAGGGCAGCGCCCTGGAGATCAACCATGCTGGATACACTGGCGCCGGATGCGATGGCCACCGTTGTTTCAGCTCGCGCGGCGGCGGTGATGATCTGCAGATTACCTGCGTTATCCGTCGCCAGATGCCGTTTCAGGCCACCGGCGTCAACGCCTGCGACGGATACCGGCGGGCCGCTCGGTGCAGATCCGACTGCGGCTGATCCGGAGACGCTCAATACGCCGGACAGTTTGGATAGGATGCCGGATAGCCAGCCGAATAATCCGGATGCGCCAGTCAATTGCGCTACCCCGTCTGCGGGCGTACCGATCTGTACCTCCGCAATCGATACCGGGACAGCGGCTGCACGCAACTGGACATCAGACAGCGGGCCAGAAACAGGTATTGGATTTCCCTCGTCGTTACTGACTTCGACTGCTGCACCAATATTGAACTGCAGACCTTCCATGCCGGTGACAGCAACGATCAGACGACCGTCAGTGTCGCAGGCCAGGGGAATAGTCTGGTTATTGGTTCCATCGACCAAGGCGAGCATGAGTGGCATATCGGACTCCTGTATTAAGAATGTGCCGATCGTCCTCGCGCGCCCGCGATGGCGGTAACAAAAAGGTTTTGTTTTATTGCCAGATGACCAGGCAAAAAAATACCCACTCCAGGGCGGGGAAATCTGACGGGTTCACTCGTCACGTTCTAATTCACGCACAACAGACCAATCCGGCCAGCTCATTTATGGGCGCTACCCCCTCCCAAATCGTCCCAGCTAATCCCAAAGCGTTTTAGACATACATCCGCCGCAGTGACGGTCTGTTTATGAGCGCCTGCGCGTTTTAATCTTCTTCGCCCAGGTCGAGGCTACCCTGGCGCCGGGCAAACTCTGCAGCCCGCCAGGCCTTGAAAATCTGCTCGATGCGCATCTCGCTCAGGTTGTACTCTCGGGCCAGAAGATGCTTGTTGCTGCCGTTGTACCGCTGGCCGATTTCTCGATTGCGGGGCGATAGACGCATGCCGACGCCCTTCGGCAGGTAGAACTGGGCGCCACCCACCTGCAGGGACATCCGGTCGATCTGCATCATGACGATCTCGGCAATTCGATTTTTACCAATGCCTGCGACCTCTTCATCATCGACCAGCACGATGTAGCACTCGATGGCCATCTCGCGCAGGGTGGGATGCAGGCGCTCGTGAAACAGTGCTTCCAGGGGCGCAATGGTTGCAGCGGTAGCCAGATCAAGCATTGGTTTCCTCCTTGCGTATCAGCCAGCGCTTCAGGGCTTCCACACACTTATGCTCCTGCGGCCAGGTCAGCCAGCGCAATTGTTCGACACCGGTCTGGCGAGTCACCCAAGCGAGCAAGGCCGGCATCTTGCGATCCGTGATCAGCCCGGCATCGGCGAGCTGCTGCCAGAGCGACCACATCTTCTTCTGCATCGCCGTCAGCGCCGGCCGGCCGGATTGGTGGCCGATGCCCAGGCGGTCGAACTCGGCCAGCACCGCCTTGGCTTTGCCGATCGCCCGGATCTCGGTCGAACTGGTGACGCCAGCGCAGCGCTGCAGGATGGCGCGGTAGGCGTCGTCATCGAGCTGCTCGGCAGAGGTATGCCGGATCGCCCGAATCTGCCGAAGCAGCGTCTGCAGGGTCGGATTCACGGCTTCATTTCCCAGCGGTCGCAGAGGGCAGATTCTCGGGTGGCGTGGCCCATACGGCCGGCGGCGTCCGGGTGGCCACAATACGGCGAGCAGTTTCCAACGCCGCCGTCGCGGTTCGGGATCTCCTTGAGGTAGAAATGCTTGCAACCGGAACAGGTCAAACGCAACTCGCCAGGCGCTGCACTGGCCTTGCGCTGCGCCGGCGACATCCAGCCCATACGGGCGCGGACCTGCTCGGTCCAGGTGCCCATGCGGTCAGCTTTCATCGCGCACCTCGCTCGTTTGGTGATTGCAGCAACTGCACAGATCCTGTTCGATCCAATGGCAACCGTCCGGAGCACATGCCTTATCCCAGCTGCAGCCGCAAACCCGGCAGCGCTGAGTCAGGTCGGGAGAAACCTTCCACTCCTCCTCACCCAAGCCAATGCGTTCCAGGAACACGATATCGACTCGTTGAAGATCACCGAAGATCTTGCGAGCCAGTCTTTCGACAGCCTGCTCAGATCCTCCTGTGCAACTCGCAACGAGCTTTCCAAATCTCGCTGAGTAGGTGTTGTTCCTGTCACGAACGCTGATGATGATCTCGGACATCACAGCACCTCCGGCACAACGTTGATCCGCTCGACCATGGCCTTGCCGGATTCAGTGAGTTGATCATCCCAGGTGACCAAGCCGCGCTTCTTGAGTGCATGCATAGTTCCAAGGTGCCCGCCGAATTCCGACCGACCGCTCAGTCCACGACTGCTTGAACGCCCTGCGGCGATGTTGATCAGCGCCTTTCGCCCGGCTAGCGAGGGGAGCTTTTCATAGGGGCTAGCCATGGTTTACCTTCAAAGAAATATTGAATGCGTGGCGAAACTCTTCGATGTCGAGTCCTTTCGCTTCTGCATAGGCCTTGGTCAGAAGATCAAAACTTTCTGTCCCATAGCCGAGCCGGTCGGCCAGCCGTTCGTCATCGCGCATACGATTGATGACATGGGCGACCGCCTTGTCGGCCGAGCTTGAGAATCCACTCTTGGAGGTATCCATCACACTACCTCCATCGCCAGATCAAGCGCCCGATCGACTTCAGCGCCGGCGCGTTGCAGCGCTTCGAACTCGCCCGTTTCCTCTGGCATTTTTCCTTCCTGGTCCTCAAACGCATGAATCGCCGCGCTGGCTGAGTACAGGGCATCGACCATGATATTTCGCGTTGCGTCGTTGGGCGCAGCGTGGGAAACCGCGAAAACGATGCCCAAGATTACCGTCACGCCACACATCGCCAAGGTGCCATCCTTGCCGAGGAGACCCATCACGACAGCGCCAATTGCGACCGCGATGAGCGCATCGCCCAGAAAATTGTTTTTCATCACACCACCTCCAATTCGGTTTCGAACGGCACAACAACAAAATCCTCACCCTTGCTAATCGAGATACCCGCCACATCTTTGACGGCATCCGGCTCGTTGAGAATCGCCTCCTTGTTAACCTCAAGTTTCACGCGGATGAACCGCCGCAGGCGCAGCCGGCGCAGCTCGGCAATGACCGAGTCGGCGCCTGTAACGCGCACGCTGGCCGGCCGGTTCCGC